TCCCTCATGAACAGCGCGCACCAAGCACAAATCACCAAGGAGAGGTGGCAGAGTGGTCTATGGCGTCAGTCTTGAAAACTGAAGTAGCGCAAGCTACCGTGGGTTCGAATCCCACCCTCTCCGCCATCTGTTTGCCAATTCACGGCAACCAGCTCAGTATCAAGAACTTGCGAGCCCTCAGGGCGAACCGCGACAGATTTTTCTGACAGGTTTTCCGACAAGTTGACTCGAAAGCCGGGGTCTATGACCCGGAAACGCAAACGTCGCAGCAGTATCGTCGAAATCGGCAACGGTCCCGCGAGAATCAAGATCTACACCATGAACCGTCGGGACGGCTACCCCGAGTTCACTCTGGCATGGAAGGAGGCAGGCAGGCGTAAGATCCGCAGCTTCTCGTCCATGGAAGAAGCCCGGATGATCGCCCAGCAGACCAGCGTCCGACTGACCAACGGCTGGACCGCTGGCGACGAAGTGACCCGCCGCGACATCGACCTGTTCCGCCACTGCGAGCAAGTGGCCCGAGAGCACGGCGTCGGTCTTGCCGCCGCGATGGACGAATGGGCCAGCGCACGAAAAGCTGCGGGTGAAATCCCACTGTCCGATGCCGTGCGATTTTATCAGGCAAACCGGGCCGACCTGTTTGCAGTCCGGACCAACGTCCAGGTAGCCGCCGAGTTCATCGTGTCGCTGAAACGCAAGGGCGTGAGTGACATCTACGTCAGGGGCGCAACCAGCAGCCTTAAGCGGTTCACCGATGCCATGCCGGGCAATATCGCCGATGTGAGCGTGGCCGACATCAATCGTTTCCTCGATAGTCTCAAGAGCCTCGGTCCTGTCAGCAAGAACGGCGTCCGGCGCAACATCGTCACGATGTTCGGATTCGCCAAGAAGCAGGGATACCTCCATCCGGACCGCAAGACGGCAGCAGAGCAGAGCGACTCGTTCAAGGAGCCTGACAAAGAGATCGAGATTTTCACGCCAGCTGAGATGCGTGACATCCTGCTCGCCGCACACGCCCGCATTCTGCCGCTCATCGCCATCGGCGGATTTTGCGGAATTCGGTCGGCAGAAGTCGAACGCCTCACATGGCAAGACATCAAGTGGGATCGAGGTCACATCGAGATCGCCGGCCATAAGGCGAAGACGGCTGCAAGACGACTGGTCCCCCTCCCCGAGAATCTCAAGGCCTGGCTTGCCCCATGGCGTCAGGAAACTGGCCCTATCATCACCATGAGCGATGTAGCGGGTGCCCTGGGTGATACCGCCGTGAAAGCGAAAATCCCCGGCGGATGGCGTCAGAATGCCCTCAGACACTCGTTCATCAGCTATCGAGTATCACTGACAGGCGACGTCGCTCGAACCTCTCTGGAGGCTGGAAACTCCCCGAAAATGATCTTCCGCCACTACCGGGAAATCGTAGATGAGGAAGCCGCCCGGGCATGGTTCGGGATCATGCCGCCCGATGGCTGGATGCCGGTCGGACTAAACCTAAGCCTGCGGGACCGCCTAGTGCGTGCACTAGCCCAACATGGGTCACCATCTGTTGACAACTCTAACCTCGCGTAACCATGAAAGCCATTATCCAATCCAATACCAACCAAACCATGAACAGCAGCCACTCCGATTCTACGAATTGTTCTCCAGTCACGAATCGGCCAGTCCTGATCAGAAAGAAGGAGCTAGCCAAGCTGTTGTCAGTTTGTCCTCACACGATTGACGCGTGGGTTCAACGTCGGGAAATCCCCTGCATCAAAATGACGCCACGGCTCTTCCTCTATGACGTTGATGCGGTCATGGAAGCCATTCGGAAGAAATACCAGATCGATGTAGCCTGACTCTAATTACAAAACCCCGGACGGTCGAAACCATCCGGGGTTTTTTATTGTTCCCTATCTGCGGAATTTTTTGATCATGCCAACCAGCGACATGATGCCGACGATCAGGCCTACTACGAGCGAAGCCACACGCAGCGTCCACTCGACCTGCTCTTGCAGGGAGGTAATGACCCCAATCACTGGGGATGCTACGCCGACGATGGCCTTGAGAATGTAGTCGATGTCGAAGTGGTCACGCATGGTTAGGGAAAGTTGAAGGAGATTTGATTCACTGCCTCTACCGTCTCTGCTTGTTCGATGGCTGCGTGGTATTGAGCTTTTTGTGTCCAGAGGCTCTGGTAGGCATTGCCATAAGCGAGCAGTAGCAGGCGAAGGTCCGGCACGCTGAGCATGTGGATTTGTCCCGCATAATCCGTGATGGGAATCGTGGTGGTCAGTTGCCCGAGGCGCTCAGCTTCGGCTAACATGACTAGCAATTGGCTGAACGCATTCCGGTCAGATTCTTCGCAACGCAGCGTTCTTTCGCCTACGGTGATCCCATGGGCAAGACGTCGATTCCACGTCGATACCAGTAGTCGACGACGTGCGATTCGGGCGTTACGCAAAGCTAGATTGTGGTTGGTGGTTTGGCTCATGGCAATGGAGTGATGGTGACGGTGAAGGAAACTTCTAACCCAGAGGTGTAGTATCCAAAGATGCTGTATCCCGCCCAATCGAAGCTCGAATCGGCAGTGAACGTGAACTCGGCGAAAATATCGCTGGCACTCGTTGGTTCCTCGGTGAGTTCCGCTGTGAAGTCGGCCGTATTGCTAATGCTCGCACTGATGAACGCAGAATCCACCAACTGCACATTGGAGACCGACGCCGATCCGTTGTTCACGTAGGTGATTCCAAAGATTCCGCCGTTGGGAATGGAGCTGAAGTTATCAAACCTGACACGGTAGTTCATTCCCGCTTCCAATATGCCGAATGATGTCAAACTCTCGTAGCTGTTGATGAGAACAACCGTCACCTGCGGTGGTCCCAGAATCGTATACCAAAGTTTGCGCCAACCGTCGTTGGCTTCCGTCATGTCATCTTTGATGCAGATCCAACTGAGCTCGTTGTAGCAGGCGATCCTACCGCGCCATCCAGGCGTGCCACCGGTCATTGCATCACTGCTATTGGATGGTTGGTAATCCAGCACGCTTACATGCCAGACGCCATCGATGAACTGCATGGGTAAGTTCAGATACGGTGGAGCTTCAGGTGCGTTGATGGCTGCCCGCACATTCGTTTGTTCTTCGGCACTCAAGGACTCTTGCTCATCGTGACGCAAGTAGTTCGGATGCGGGTCAGCGGCATTGCTGTGATTGGCCAGAGCTTCAGTAATTGCAGCGGTGGTCACGATGTTCTCAGGTGCTGGGTAAGGAGGCTCCGCACTGGTTGGAACGCCTTCCGTGCCGCGATTCACGTCATTCTCCACTACGACTAAAAACGTGCGTGTGGAAGTCGGCTCCGCAGATCCTTCACGCCAAGTGATTTCACCCATCAGAGTGATTTCCGCAAGCTCTGAGCCGGTGGCCGATCCCACGCCGAGAGCGGAATTGAGCTCTATGGTATTGAACGAGGGCGAGCAGCGATAGATCGGTGGCGCTGTAGTAGGCATGATCCAGCTTGCCGAGCGAACGAGGTAGCCGATGTCATAGCGATTGCGCGGCTTGATACCGAACTGGATTTCCAAGTTGAGCGGATCGCCAATCGCCACAGGGGTCGTGCCTCCCGCGAGGAAGGTCACCTCGATCTGTGCGGCATCCCCACGCTTGAATCGCAGAGACGAAGTTGGATTGCGGAATCCAGGTCCTTCAATGAGTTGTAGTGTTTCCAGATCAACGTAGAGCTTCACGCTGTTGCTAGCCTGTCAACTGATGGCCACGGAGGCCTTCCAAAACACATCGTTGTTGGCATTGCCATCGCCTGTCGATCCGGTGATCTCGAAGATGTGACCACACGGCCGATCCTCCAATTCTAGCGTCACGGCAAAGGGACCAACGGCAACGGCATCATCCGGGTCCTCGCTGGTCTGAGTGCTTTCGTGGAAAAACACCTCGATGCCATTGTGCAAGACGCGGATCCAGTCATAGCTATCGTTGAGTGTTTCAATTTCGCCTTCGAGCGTGATGACGATTTGTTTGGCACAGCAGACGCCGAATTTCACAGCACCCATCTTGATGGAGTTATCTTGGGCGGCGCGGTAAATTTCCCACTGGTTTGGTGATAACTCTTTCGCTGCATCGGTTAGGATCGCAATCGTGCGACGGGTGGCTGGCTGGCAGCAGCGAGCTTCTCCGTCGATGGTGATGGGAGTGATGAGGTGTGCCATGGTTAGTCGAGTGTGATAAATTTTACTGTGCGAGCTGAGCCGTATTCGCAAATCATGAATTCCCGGACGAATAACTTCTTCTCTCCCTCCGTAATCATGAGTCCGTCTTTCCATTCCAAAAAGGGTTCACTGGAGCTGGAGTCTCCTTCGATCGCGAGAGTGCCATCCTTGTCGTTGCCTTGCACACGAATGACGTCAGCTTCCTCGATGACATCGATCTGATGCTGTGATGCTCGACGATCGATTCTGCGGAATTTATAGACGTTTTCCTCCTCGTTGTGCTCTTTGAACACCCGTGATCCACTCCCGAGGTTCTCGCCCTTCCACAGCTGCGCCCAATGCTCGATGTCGCTTTGTTGATAGACCGTCACCGCAGGTGAGCCACCGTCGTCGATGAGCTTGAAGAGCTTGACGAAGTAACTGCCGTCAGATCCCGATCCCTCTGGGTCTTCAGGGTAGTAGTGGCTGCCTTCTTGGTCCTCAGCGGAGGATAATAGCTCTGGCTCCTCAGAAATTTCTCCCATCGCGTCGGTAGTAAAGCGACACCACAGCGTGTCACCAATGGCCATGCCAATCTGTGGACGTGGGATCGTGTCGAGGGTCTTGTCGCCGGCCTTCGGGATGTGGAACTTGACGGTGGGCTTCGACTCACTCTTGGGCTTACGCTCAATCACCCAACCCTCCTTGATGGTCACCAGATACTGGCCCTCCTTTTTTTCAATGCCGATCACCGAGAATGGTGGCAGCCCTGCGTGGGGCGCTGTTGTTGGCGATGGACGGGAATAGGCAAATCCTCCTGACGAGGCGATCAATTCCAGACCTGCACCTTGGCGAGGTGTGCGCGCAGCAATCGCCTCCAATAGCAGATTCCAGTCGGCAGCGAGGATCGGGTCACCCGGTTTTTTTCGTTGTGGCAAGCGCATGAAAATCAGTCGTTGTAAATTTCTGCGTCCCAGCCGCCACGATCACTGGCGAGCCATTCCATTTCGATGCGAAATGCTTTGCCTTCCTGCGTCTGAGTCACGCCATTGAGTAACCAGTTGCGCCCAGAAGCTAAGGACGGCACCGGGCCGAGTGGTTCGTCGATCTTGCCGATGTTGTTGAGCTCCGTGGCCTTCACCTCCTTGTTTCTCACCCAGCTTTCCTTCCAAATCACACGCGGGCTGTAGTAACTGGTCTGGCCTCGCTCGAACTTTTGCAGAACCTCCTTACCTCGCTGACTTTCGACCTTGTCTCGTAGCTTGTTTCCTTGGTCGTCCTTGTCCTTGCCAGACTGGATCAACTGGAGTGCCTCCAGCTCCTTGGCAGCAAGATCCTTGTAGCGTTTGTGACTGAGCAATGGTTCCTCGGAGAGCGAGAGTCCCATGGTATAGACGGCATTCTCTTTTTCATCCTCCTTGGGCTCAGCTCCCGCATACTGGCAGGTGATTTCTGCAAGGTCGCCTTCGGTGAAGTTCACGGTCGATTGAGCGACGGAGATGAATCCGATTTCTGGGTGAATGGTGTTGGGGCGAGGCATGAGCTGCACGGCAGAATTCCGATGGCATAGGAAAACTTGCGTGGCTGTCCACTTGCCCTCTTTATCGACCTGAACGCTGTAGCCTGGTTGCGGATAGAGGCGTCCGGGTTGAATGGAAACGTGTGTCGGCATATACGCCTGACCACGGCGTCAACCGAAGGCAGTCACGGATGCTGCACCACCCGGCTTGATCCGCTCGCTCATCGCGCGAAGAATCCGATTCGTTTCGCTGGTCAGTCGGTTGTTCTCGCGCTGAGCATCCAGCGTCCCGGACGAATAGCCGCCACCACCAACCTTGCCGAGTGAGGTGACGATGGGATCCATGGTCGTGGTGCTTGCTTGGGCCAGCGGATTGGCGACGTTGGATTTTTTTGGAGTGGTGGCACGGGCGACTTGCTTGATTTCCTCGGGCTTGGGCAGGGCATCGCGGATGGTTTCCATCACCTCATTAATGCGCTCACGCATGGCACTAGTATCGATCACTTCAGCCGTGTTGCGGAAGGTTTCACCGAAGCGTCCAACGATGTTTTCTCCCGCTTCCTTGAGCCTCTCTGCCACCTTGGCCGCGAGTGGTCCGAGTTGGTCACCGGCATCGCTGTAGCGGGCAGCGGCTTCGGAATCGAGGAAGTCGGCGGATTCCCTGAGAGCTCCTTGGGCGGAGTTGATCGATTCTCCTTTGCCGAAAAGTTCCGCGAGAGGTCTTGCGATTTCGAGGGCTTCGGCAAGTCCTTTTTGGAGGAACCCAACGGCACTGAGAAAGATGCCAATGAGGGCATTGCCCATGCCTTTCCAGAAGTCGGCGGTGGTGAGCACCTGGAAGTAGGTGATGGCCGTCTTGAAGATCTCGACGATGTATTGCCCCGCAGCGGCGATGGTGGCACGCAGGGTGGCCCAGAGGAAGTTCACGCCTTGGGCAAATCCGAGTTGCAGTCCCGAGCCAACGAGGTTGAGGAATTGCCCGCTCTTGAAGATGGCGATCACATACTGCACGGCATCGCGGATTTTGGTTCCTGCCTGCGCAGCTAAGGGAGCGAGTTTTTGTGCGAGTGCGATTGCCTGTTCTACCAGGGGACGGATCGCATCGTTGATCGGTGTGCCGAGAGTGAGGAACACTTCGTTGATGGTGTCCTTGAGCGTGGAGAAAAGCCCGTTGGTCGTCTTGCTCTGCGCCTCCATCATTCCTGCGAACTTCCCGCCTTGCGAGGTCATATCGATGAAGGCACGCTCGATGTTAGGGAAGCCAACCTTGCCGGACTCGACGAGTTTCTTCACCTCAGAGTCCGACACGCCGAACTGCTTGGCGAGCTCCCCGATGATTGGAATCCCTCGCCCCGTGAGCTGGTTGATGTCCTCGGCGAAGAGTCGTCCCTGCACTCGTGCCTTGCCATAGAGTTCGGCGATTTCGTTGACCGGTGCCTGCACTCCTGCCGATACGTCACCAATACGGGCGAGTGTCGCAGCCACGGTATCGGAACCTTCACCAAAGGCGATCAGCTTACGACCAGCATCGGCAAGTTCAGGAAACTCGAATGGCGTTCTGGCACCGAGTTCACGGAGTTGTGCTAGGGTTTGTTCGGCTTTGGCGGCATCACCGATGAGCGTAGTGAAGGCGACTTTGGTTTGTTCGAAGTCGGCGGCGGAAGTGACTGCCTTCATTCCTGCGGCCAATGCCACGCCGCCGCCAGCGAGAGCTGCACCGAGACCGACTTTCAATCCTGCTGCGGTCAGGCTCGCCATTTTCTTGGCAGAGGCAGAGACCATGGCCGTGGCTCCCGCCATCGATCGACGCAAGGCAGTGATGTCGGCTCCGAGGGTGACTGTGAGTGCGCTCATGCGCCGGGGGTGGAGTCAACTGGTGGATCAAAGAGTTGCACCGCCGGAAATCTTCGAAACGCATCTGCGTCCTACCAACGTCCGGCGGCACTGGTTTGTATTTGCCCGCTTTCACGGGACAGGGTCGCTGACCGGTTCCATCCGATTGGATCATTTGATCCGGGGCGGGCGGAGCTGGGGCGGGGCGGAAGCCTAGGTTGTTGTTCCGGTTGTCCGGGTTGTTCCTGTTCCGGTTGGCCGCGCGGCAGTTGGCGGCGTTGTTGTTCCACGAGCCGCCGCGGTTCACGCGGTTGACGCCCTAGCCAGCGCCCTATTTCGAAATTGCCACGAATGCCCCTCTCTGGCAAATGCAATGATGGCCTGTATCCTTTTTTGCCTCTCCCCATCATCAACCATGCCATCAATCTCAGCAAATCTCGATTTCCAGCGCCGACGAGACCGCCGGTTGAGCACACGCCACCCAGGGAGGATTCTAAAGCCACAGAAGTCCATCCCATGTTCGGTGCGGTTCATGTGAGCCTTTGATTTCAATTCCAAGCCAAGATCGTTCCTGACAAAACTGCCTAATTTCAGCCATGCCTGCCTCAGCTGGGCACCATCATCACCCCAAAGCACGAAATCATCCATGTAGCGGACATACCCCTGCACCCCGAGCTGCTCCAGACACAATCGATCTACCGGATTGAGATAAAAATTCGCCAAATGCTGGCTGAGCAAGCTGCCGATGGGCAATCCTACGCCTCTCCGGTCATACTGTCCATCATCGATCAGCTTGGCGTACAAAGCGAGAAGTCGCTGATCCTTGAATTTGCGCTCCAGTGCAGCGAGCAGCCGGTCGTGTGGTATGGATTCAAAATACTTGCGGATATCCAACTTGAGAAACCAACTGTGCCGTGCCGCGTGTTTAGTCGCTCGTTGCAGCGCGGCTAGCCGTCCCTTGCCCTTGCGGCATGCATAGCTGTCATAGACCAGCCAACGCTCAAAGTGCGGCTCACAAACATTCATGATGGCATGGTGCAGCACACGGTCCCGGAATGATGGTGCGGTGATCATGCGCTCCTTTGGGTCGTGGATGATAAAACGGGTGAAGCCGCTGCTCGTGACCTGTTCGTTTTGCAGATCGTTCTGCAATACTCGGAGATTTTTTTCCAAGCTGGCTTCAAATTTTCGCACGGCAGACCCACTACGGGCAGCTTTAGCCGCGCGCCAAAATGCGAGCCGCAGATTATCCCACTGCCAGATGACATCGTAAACACCCCCCAGTCGTTTCATGGTTCAGCCGCTGTTGTAGATGACTGGATTAGCGCAAGAAACGGCGCGGCAAATTTCCCCACCTTAGCTTCGCCGATTCCCGGGATTTTCCGTAAGCCACTCAAATCCCTGACATTCTGCCTGACCATCTCGGCAAGCTGCTCGTTGGTAAACACGGCATACACCGGCACAGCTTCTTGCTCAGCCAACTGCTTGCGAAGATCACGCAATTTGGCAAATATCTCGAACTGTTCCGGGTTGAGCACCTCCTTGTAATCAACTTTGCGGTCTGCTCTCCCCGGCGCGCCGTGGCTAGCACCTGCCGCTGGCTCGCCGTGAAGATAATCCACACACAAGGCCCAGAAGGAATCCAGCCCGCAATCCACAAAACGCCGCTCGATCGTCACGATTCGGTGCCTGGATAGAAAGCTGTTTAGCTCAGACTCCATGGCTTCTGCGTCTCTTGTTCGTATATGAAAAAATTTGAGTGCCATGCTTTTCTAATTCAAAAAAATTCACCCGCTTCGCGGGAAGACTCTTCGCTACGGCACTGAAGCCCTTCGTCTCCGGTTCGTCCCTCACCTCCGACTCCAGTCTTCATGCCTGCACTGCTTGTCTTGTTACTCGGATGGAACTAGGGCGGGGCGGAAGCCTAGGAAGGAGTTCCGGTGGCCCGGGACGCCCCTGAACCGGAAGGCCGCGCGGCAGCAGGCGGCGCCGCTGAGCCACGAGCCGCCGCGGCGCACGCGGAAGACGCCCGATGATGCTCCAGATGGATCCGTTCCACCAGAAAGTGAATCATCATACCAATCAGCGCACCACTCCCATACGTTCCCATGCATATCATGCAGCCCCCATGCGTTCGACTTCTTCATGCCCACTGGATGCGTTTTAAAGTCGCTGTTGTTACTATACCACGCCACTTCATCAATCTTGCCTCCTGAGTATGGACCTAACTCACCAGCTCGGCAGGCATACTCCCATTGTGCTTCCGCGGGCAATGCCATCTTTCCTCCATCAGTATTACCTATTTTCGTATTCAGCTTCTCTAAAAAATGTTGAGCATCTAACCAACTCACTTTTTCAACTGGTAGATTGTCGCCTTTGAAATTGCTTGGATTGTTCCCCATCAATGCGCGCCATTGTGCTTGGGTCACCTCAGTCTTCGCCATCCAGAATCCTTTGGTAAGCGTCACCTTGACTTGCTTTTCGTTGGAATTTCGATCCGCTTCTGACTCTGAACTTCCCATAGTAAAGCTTCCTGCAGGACACCAACAAAATGTCATCTTCACACCCGGTGCGATCTCCCAATCTCGTTCTTCTCCTGCTTTTTTGCCTTGAAAATTAGCCCGCGCCTCTGCGGCCTCACGCTCTGCATTTTCTTTTGCAGATTTCGCTAATACACGATGTTTTGCTACCATGGATTTCATTTTCTCAGAAACCTCCACTTTTTGAAATTCTTGCAGATCACCTGAGCTTCCAATTACGCTTGAGAGTATTCCATACAACTCTGCTTCCGATTGAATATCAGACTCATTAGAGACGGACATCGATGCCGTTGCAGCTCCCTCGATCGGTTCGTAACTCTTGAGCCAGCGGTATTGCTCAGTTTCATCTCCTACTTCGCGTTGGCTTCCTGCGATAAACCAAGTCTTGCCTTTTAATGGAACTGCAAAGCGACCATCCGCGTCCGTCGATACTTTCACTGACGAGGTAGAAGACGAAATCAATTTACCAAAGCTTTTACGCAACAGATCGCCTGCAAGCGCTGATTCAAGGAGATTTTTTGCCGTGCCAGATTCATCAACGATAGACATGCGAACCTTTTTCAACTCAGGAATCGGCATTGGCGATTCACGTACCATGTCCATCACTTCTCGAATGAAGGCTGTCATGTGATCGGAATCGATTTTTCGTTGGGCCTCTGCACGTGCTTCTTCCTGCATCCAAGACACCGTTGTTTTTGCCATGGTCTGAAATTCAGCATCCGGTATGACCAACACTTCCAGTCCGCCCATCTTGATGTTTTCGCGGCTTTTCGTGACAACAAATATCTGTCCAGTGACATCGATGGGCTTTTTTGAACAGGCGGTTAGGATCGCAAACAAATATAGAGCGCACAGCCCAATTGTAATGTTTTTCATAGTAAATTTTTGATTCATTGAGTTTTTCAAATACTTGCCATGTGCCCCATGGCGTTGAGGAGTCCATCATTTTCGTTGAACGAATCTTGCATGCTCACGCATCTTATTTACCAGTCAGAATCAGTGGATCAAGGGAATTTCTTGTCGTATTCTTGCTAAAGTCTCTCGCAAATCAGAGCCTGCGAAGCTCCACTCAGTCCTCACCCCTTTCCTCCGCAACAGGCAATGCTGATACTGAACGAGTTTCGCGAGCGGCATGAACATGATCCGTTCCTCGCTCCACCCAGTCTCAGCGGCAATGGCAAATACCTGTGCTGCTAGGAAGCCGGGCTCGTCGCAGGGAGGGGCTTTTTTCCGCCGAGGTCTCCCACGGTCTCTACCTGAGCCGCTTCCAGTTCGCGGCTTTGTTCTTCCAGGCGTTTGAACGCAATCTGAAAATCCTCAGGGGTGAGTCCTCCGCAGAAAATCAGCACGGCTTCACGGAATCCTTGGTCATGGAATGAGGCTCGCACTACCTCGGGCCACGGGGCGCAGTGGGTGAACACAAATCCCATGATTGCCGAGGTGAATTCCGGCGTGCCGTCCGTTGGCGTTTCGCCTTTCACCAACGGGTTGCCGGTTCTGAGGAGCACATCGTAACTGGCCAGCGATAGCGGGCGCATGGCGTGGCCGCCGACGATGGTTTCGACATCATGAAAGGCGGAAGAGAGTAATTTTTGGCGGTCGGTATCGTTCATGGCTTAGAGGTGGCGTAGGTAAAAATCTTCCACAGAGGGCGAGGCATCGAGCGGGATGAATGCGATCTTGCCCCGGCGTTTCACGCAGGCTAGTGGCACGTTCTGTTTCACCTTGTCCACCAGTCGCTCACGATTGAGCAATGCGCACTTGATGTAGGCGAACGGATGCTCTGGGTTGGCGAGATGCCAAGCATCATTATGCCATGCCTCGATGAGTGCCTTGGTATCAAATTTGCCGCAGTGGCTTTGAGGCTCGAAGAACCAAACCGTGCGTTCACCACGGATGCCGTCGCCGACAACGCGAACGAATGGCTTCTCGGCAAGTGGGATACCGACTGCCGTCAATGCAGCGGCAAGACAGGTGTTGCTTGTAGCGGTGGAGGAAAGATGGGATACGGCGTTCATAGAGGGATCTCGTTGGCGTTAGGATCAAGCACCACCACCAGCGGCGAGGAATGGGTAGTGGGTCGCGGTGAGGTCGATTTTCTCGAAGTCCTCGTTGTTGAGACTGCGGCTGACTTGCATCAGAACCGTCATGCCGCCCGTCTGTTGCAGGTGCGCGGGGATGGCATTCGAGAGAGCAAGTGCGGCTCCGATCTTGCCACTGAAGGACGAGGTCTTGGCCACCAGTCCCGAGAGTTTGATTTCGACTTTCTCCTGGTAGAGCGAGAGGCCAATGATTTCTCCGCTCTTATTGAGCACAGGTTTTTCCTGGTTGGAGTAGTCGAAGGAGAGGTCAGTGATGAGGATCCCCGCTTGATCGCTCGGGATGCCCCAGTTGCCAGTAGTGCCGATGAAAGTCGCAGACATTTGCTGCTGTCCCGATGTCAACTGCATCAAACGGCAGAGACCACAGCCTCGTAGCTCAGCACGGTTTCCCGGCCACGAGATTCGTCGGGAGTGGTGACGCTTTCGCGCTCGATCAGGTCATGTAGGCAGAACGATTCGGAATCGAGTTCCTGTTGCATGGTTGCCTTGTCGCGCATGAGCAATACCAGTTTACCCGCCCACAGTGCGTGATCCTCGGCGGAAGTATCATCCACTTGGGAAAACAAGTGGACGTCCAGCTTCACGCGCGCGGTGTGTGGCATGCCGGGGATTGGCTTGGATTCGGTGGGGTTGAGAACCACGCAGGGTCGCGTGCGGATATCATCACGGCGAGCGACATGGAAGGGCACGGACTCGGGGATTTCCGCAGGACGGTGACTGGTCATCCACTCGGCTAGCAATGACGATAAACGATCTTCGATCAAGTTGGGCATCTTGGCCGTGGCATGCGCGTCAACCGGCACGACGACCCAGTGCTCGATTTGCGCGGTCATTGATTTTGCGTAGCGAGGTGGCGAGTGCTTTACGCAGTCGTCCCGCTGCAACTTCCAATGCGAGACTCACGGTTTTGTAGGTGGTCACGTCATCGATGTAGTCGAGATTGTTCACCAGTGTGACCGAGGCCTTGTCCCCAGTCTTGATCACCGCACTACCGGGAGCCTGCTTGTGCCGCGTAGCCCACTGCACCGCCCCACGTATCCTACCACCAATCGATTTCCCCGCATTGATCCACGAGCCTTTGGCAAAGCCGACGCGCTTCTGGATCTTGGCGATGTATGTCTCGCGTGCCTTGGGGCTGGTGACGATTTGCTTGGGCTTTTCCCCACCGAGTTGCCCCCACTGATGCAGGTTCGGATCGAGACGGCCAACGGCAAGGTCATTCCATCCGCTACTCGACTGGCGAAGATTGTTTTCCGCGCGTTTGAATCGTCGATTCTGGATGTTGGCCCAATAGCGGTCGGCTGACTGCGGGTCAGACTTGCGAAGTTCCTCGTAGGCATCAGACGGCAAAGCGAATACACCGGCGATGTCTCTGGCCACGGCCTCCTCACCGATCTTGCGAGCTTTGTCAGAAAAGCCGAATGGGCGCGTATTGCGAGCGAGCTCCACCGATAGCCCACGCGCCTCCTGCTTCACAAGTGACTCCAAAGTGCGGCCAATTTTTTCTGGGTGACGTCGCAGCAAGCGCACCACATCCGCCGTGCCGTCGAGTTTGGCTGTGATACGAACGTCACTCATCGGTGGAGGATAGGGTGAGGGTGAGCAATGGAGATCGAGGATGACTGCTCACGCGTGTGATGCGATAGACGGCACCATCCACCTCCATGCGTTCCCCGATCTTCGGCAAGGCAGCGGTAAACGCGAGCTTTGGCACACGCAGGCTCAGATCTGGTGAATCAACAAAGCCGCCAATATCGAGTTGCTGCTCGTTGCGATTTCGACTGACCAGCACAAGCAGGTTGATGCCGTTCCACTGCCCCTTCACTCCATGCTCATGGAGAAGTTGCTGTAGGTCGTTGAGGATGTCGGATTCGAGACTCATGCCGTGGTAGGCATGTCAAAAATAAACCCCCTCTCCGTTTCCAGAGAGAGGGCGACCACGAACCAGAGGGAAATTTAGGCAGGGCGAATGATCCGCTCGATCACCGGCTTGTTGCCCGTGGCGAAGCCATACATGAGTGTGAAGCTCACTTCTTGCTTGCCTAGGCGACCGTCATAGCGATCACGGACCTGAATCGAGAGGCCAGTGCGCGGGTCGGTAACCACGCGGATGACGGTGTCACCAGTGTTGGCTGGCACATCCGGCACGCGAGCAGCCATGATGAGTCCCTCGCGAATACCAGCGAATCCGACCAATCGTTCACCATTCTCGGGAAGAGCCGAATATTCGATCACAGTGAAGCCGTTCACGTCGGGCAGCATTCCAGTGACCACCACATTGCTCGCAGCTGGGGTGATGTAGGCCTTGTAGAGAGCCTCGTCCTTTTGCAGGGCGTTGTAGTAGTCCGAGTTGACGAACATGAAACGACCCATGTCTGGGATGAAGCGCTTGTTGAGCTTGGTGCTGACATCCACCACTGCGTTGCGACCGAAGCTGGCTACCGCGATTTCCGTCTTATTGGTGAAGTTCGCGTTGATGATGAGCGCCATCAGGTCGTCACTCACCTTGCGACCGAGAGCGTAAGCTACCTTATCTGCGTAACGTTGGTTGAGGTCGATCTCACTTGTCGAGCGTTCGACGTCGGTGATGGCATAGCCCGCGTAGGCGTGCTTGTTGATTTTGACGCTGACATCGACCTGTGCCTGATCGTCAGGGACGTAACCTGTAGCAGGAACGAAATCCTTGGCCACAGTTGGCGTGACGATGTGGGTGACGATGTCCTGATTGAACTTCACGCTCGCCGATGAGAAGTCGGTAGCAATTTGTCCAAGGAGCGGGAACTTTGCCTGTAGCGTGGTGAGCGCGGTCTGGGCGATGATGGCGGCATTTACTGTGGCGTTGGTATTGGGCATGACGGCTTAGCGGTTGAAGAATGGTTTGAGGTGAGTTTGAAAGAAGGCGGCGGCCTCTTCTGGTTTGCGTGCTGAAACGAGGCGGTCGTATTCGGCGGCGAGCTGGTCGTAGCTTGCAGGCGTCCCTGGTGTCTGACCGTCTCCTGCGGGGGTGACGCGAGCCGGATGGTTTGTGCCTGTAGCTGCGGCAATGCGGGCCACCTCGGTCTGAACGCGACGATCGAAATCAATCTGTGATGCTTCCAGTTCGGTGACGCGGGATTGCAGGCTAGTGGCCTGCTCGGTAGCTGCGTCCCGCTCATTGGTGAGCGTTTCGAGTTGTGCGCTGAGGGCTTCCACTTCGCCGCGCAGTGTGCATACGGCGGCTGATTCCTCTGCAAGGAGTTGAGTCTGAGCTTGGTGGTCCCGATTGAGATCAGCGAGTTCAGTGCGGGCTTGGGCGAGTTCGTCTTCGATGGGCGTGTCCATTGCCAGTGATCCGGTGTCAACCGACGAAGAGTGATAGACACGAAGACGACGCATGGCTTCAGACCTGTCCGAAACCATTCCGGCGAGGTTGTGACGTTGCGCTTGTTTGCCGCTGAAGGTCTGGCCTTCCATAGCTTCCGTGGGAATGGCTCGACCTTTTGCGAGAACTGCCGCGTGGAACTCACCAGCGATCTCAGCAAGGTTCGAGGAAATCAATTCGCGTTGATCATCGGTGAGTGGAGTGCCGGGCGCACCCATCGCTTTGTATTTGCCGACGGAAAAGACCTCGACCTTGATGCCTCGGTTTTCGAGTGCCGCGCTGTTGTCGATCACCGTTTGCACCACTCCAATCGAACCCACTTGAGCGGATGGCGTAGCATAGACGGCGCGTGCTTGGCTCGCGATCCAGTAGGCAGCCGAACACATGAGGCCTGACGAAAAGGCATAGACCGGCTTCTTCTTATCGAGCCGTGCCACCGCATTGGCGAGTTCCGGTGTGCCGGCCACGGTGCCGCCGGGAGAATCGATGTTGAGAAACACCGCCTTGATGTCCGCGCGACCTTCGACCTCATGCAGCGCGTCCGCGATTTCCTCGGAACTGGTCGCGCCGAAGAACACACGAGCGAAGAGATCGGGCTTGCGAAGAATCGGGCCTTCGATGGCCACGACACCAATGCCATCGTCGATGGAGAGGAGAGAATTTTGCGGAGCTTGCTTCGAGAGAAATCCTCCACGGTCTGCCTGTTCTTGAAAGGCGGCAGAGATTGTTTGCAGAGCATCAGGTTGAATGAGCCACTCGCGATGTTGAAGAACCGGGTTCACGCCCGGTTGGCGGTGTCAACGCTGTGCCACTTGGCTTCCAAAGCATCTCAACGGGGACACTGTATTTTTCGGCAGTCTCGATGATGAGTTTCGCATCACTAGCACGGCGTTCGATTTCCTCACCAAAATCTGCCCCGAGTTCCTGGAAGTGATCGGAGAGAGTTTTGAGACCCATCTCCACATCGGCGCGGTTCTGTTGGGCTTCGCGTCCAGCGTCTACAGTCACCCGCTTCGGAGGCACGGAGGAAATCTTCCACCATTCCGCAATAGGCGGTAGGAGTCCGCGGACAATCGCATCGCCAATCACGTAGATCCACACGGGCTTGATCAGACGACGTTCGAGAATCATTTGTCGAAACGAGAATCGTCGATCTGCTTTGGCTACGATCAATCGCACACCTGCCCCACCGACCTTGCTCGAATCCGCAGCGAACTCGAATGGGATTACACCGAGTGCTGAATCGCGTCGTAAGTGTTCGAGAAAGCCAGTGAACGTAGGTGATGGTCGATTTGACTGGAAGCTCTCCAGGGACTCGTCTGGCTTCAATGCCACGAGCTTTCCACCGACAATCCGCTGGAGAGTGACGGGATCACTCGGCTCACCAGCACCCACAGAGCCACCCACTACGAAGTCGCCATTATCGTCGATTTCACCTCGTGCTGTTTTTAGAATCCGCGACACGTCGGCATTGTCCTTCACGGCATGTTTCTCCAAGGCTAGCAATTCGATTTCATCGAGGACATGATTGATTGAGTGCTGGATGGTTGGATGCGACCTAACGCCTCCGGCCCACTCCGGTTCGTGGATGTGTAAGATCGACGAAGCGGAAATATCTCGGGTATTCCCATCATCTTCCAGAACTCGATAGAATATGGGTGCTCCCCATGCGTCGATCCCAACACCGTCGATGGTTTGTTTTGATCCGAACGCATCGCCAATCCGGTGAGACTCAATCAACTGGATTTTTGGCTCACCATCCGAGTCGCGAGTTTTGTGGATGAAGTATTCCCCATCGATGTCCACACCTCGGCAGACGAGTGCCTGGCATTCTTCAAACGAAAACCTGCGAGTGATTTCGCAGCGAGCCGCCCAGAGTAAAAAGTAGGCTTCGGCCTGACGGTTCCACTCGGGCTTGGCAGATTGGGCCTGCACGCGGATACCGTCCCCGGTCGAGTAGATGGCCATGTTTGCGACCAACTCGCGCATGAAGCCGCTGTTCTTGTGAAGGTAGCGAGACTTGCGCACGAGCTCCGAGCGCACATTGGGAGTGAGTTCATTACGAGCATCCGTTGGTGCAGCTCCAGGCACAATACCACGACGCGGTGACCAGTTTGCTGCCTCAAAGGGTGATCCCCACGCCTTTGGGAGAAGGATGGGTGGAATCAAAGATCTGGCGATGGATTGGAGTCGGTTCATTTGGCAAGATGTCCGGAGATGAAGGATACGCCCCCGGATTTCGGGCGACCATAGGTGGCTGGGTCGAGCACGCGCAGCGCGTAGCCGCATTCCTCTAGCACTTGGTCAACGGGCATCGTGAACTGCTTCGAGACGGATGTTTCCGCGTCGTTCCAGTTCATGATCGTCTTGCCTTCGAGCAGGAGTTGTTTGGCCTTCTGCTGGATGGCGAGAACTTCCGCGACGGTGAAGCCAGTGATGAAGAGTCCGCGTGCCATCGATCACTTTCCTTTCCAGGTTGAGTTGCGACCGCGTGTGTCGATGTGGACAAATCCCGAGGAGGGATAAAGCCCCAGACCTCCGACAAACTTGCCTGCCTTGCGCCACGCGATGAGACGTTCATAGACGCGCTCAAGGGTCACGCCATCGAAGGCGATGTCGAGTGCGGTGAATTCCTTGTGCTGGCTCAGTGGCGCGCCACCCACGGCTTTGTTGTAGGCCGGTGAGCGGTAGGAACTGAGGATGCGGCATGGCTTGCCAAAGGACTCGCGTAGCTCATCGACGATGCGAAGACTCGGCACGATGTTTTTCCACAGCGAACGTGGAGGCGCGCTGTTCTTCACACCCTTGCGTTCGCGGTCAAAGTAGCTCGTGAATTCGTCGGCGGTGAAGTGACGAAATCCCTGAGCGGCAAACCAATCGTTGAATGATTCCCGGGGCATGGCTTACTTCGCAGTTTGAGGTTCCACGATGAGTTCTACCCGACCATCGGGATGGACGAACAGCGTGCCTTTGTCGCTCTTGAACTCGCCGGAGATAGGCAGTGGACGTGCACAGGAACCGAGCAAGGGCACCATCAGCAGAGCAAGAGCCAAGGCGAACAGACCGAGCTTGAACGACTTGTTGGGCTTGCCATCGTCGAAGATGTCACCGAGCACCACCACGAGCTCCTTGAGGGCGAGAGCGGCAGGACCAGCAGCGAGCAGATACTGAGACACTCCGGGTTCGAACAAGTTCGCTACTCCGCTGAGGTCGAGAGCCGCGATAGCCGAAAGAGTCGAGCCGACGGCAGTGAGGAATCGTAGGATGGTGACAGTTTTCATGACTCCTCGTCCTGAGTGTCAACCCGTGCCGTGGCGATGGACTCGCGTCCGACGATTTTGAGCATGGTCGCGGCAGCAGCTTGTTCGGCCTCGCAGTCCAGGTAGTGGTTCGGTCGGGAGCCGATTTGCTTCCACATCCATTGGCCTTTTTCCTTCACTCGCTGCTCGCTTTCCATTTGAGCGAGGTAGTCGTCGTCGATGTCATCGGGTACTTCCCATGTGGGTCCTTGGCTCGGGTCTTGATTGCGACGCAAGCGGGCGAGCGTGTCCTTGATGTTGAGGTTACTCCAGTAGTGAACGTGGCAATGCTGACGGTGCGAGAGCACGACCTTGCGCCGGGGCGAATAGAACCGTTGGATCGTTTTGCCGTCGCGTCCCTTGTGGGCATAGACCGGGCGTCGGTCGCCGATGAGTGCCACCCAGCCACGCTTGGCGCACTCGCGATAGACATCATAGGTCGCGTAGCCGGCGTCGAGAAAGACCAGGCTCGAATGCACGCCGAAGCGTTCCTGCAGCACGTCGATGTCCGTGAAGGTGAGGATGCGCTCATTCCACATCAGGCGACTTGATCCCTCAGCCGACCACGAGCGGACCACCACGAACAAATGATCCATCTGGCAGTCCACAGTAATGAAGCGCAGAGGGATGAGTCCCTTGCGCTCGGGCAACGGGGCCGCGAGAATCCGACCGGTCTTCGGATCGATTGCTCCTTCTTCTTCCCAGGTCTCACCGCGCTTGTATCCGGATTTGGTGATTTCGAGTTTGTAGTCCTCGACGTATTCACGCCATGGCAGGCCGAGGCGCTTTTGATAAAACTGCTGGAGTAGCGAAACGTCTCCCTTCCGTGCCGCTGACTTCGCCCGCAGATAGAGTTCCGCAAGCTGTCCCCAGCTCATCGCGCACAGCGCGTTCCAGTGGAAGCCGACGTTTTCCGCCGAGGCCTTCGGGTTCTTCTTGATGAACTGCCCAGTGGCATTGAGTTCGCGGCGCGTGCGCTCGCCATCGTTGAAGTAGTGATTGCATGACTCACATCGCAGCGAGGTGGTGCGCCGGACTTCATCGAAATCCCACTCCCCAGTTTCGTCGCGGGCCGACTTGCTCCACTCGACGCATTCCCACTTGAAGGGCTGGCGGTGACCGCACTCGGTGCAGGCAAACGTCCATTCGCGCTGGTCGGTCGTCTCGTGCTTGCGATGGGTGTCGTCATCCTCCTCGCCGCCTTGACTCATGAAGATGCACTTGCCCAACCAGCCGAAAGCGGTGACGCGAGCTTCCGCTTCAGCCATGTGACCTTGCGGCCAACGCCACGTTTCATCGCCGATGAGCCAACGGATCGAACGGCGTTGCAAGTTAGTCTTGTTGTGCGCTCCCAGAATCCAGAGCGTCATGCCATTGGTAAACTGGATCGCGTTGTTCTTGCGCTTATGACGGTGAACGCCCGTCGGCATCAGTCGTGCGACCGGTTGGCACTGGTCGAAGAGTTTCTGTAATCGCGACTCGGAGTAATCGCGGGCATCCTCGTCGGTCTGATCGAGCCAGAGGGCCGGACCCGGGAGGTTGGTAATGATATAGCAGAGCGTGAGTTCCGGGGCCGTGGTCTTCGATGACTGCACGGACGCAATGATCGAAACCAGCCGGACACGAGGATCGACCAACGCCTCCATCACCTCGCGGATCCATGGTGAGTTTTCCGAACGGAATCGACCGGGGTTGGGCGAATACGGAATCGCCTCGATGTGATCCTCACACCATTGCCAGGCGGGACGACGGTCTGGAGGTTGCCATGCTTCGCGCCAGATTTCTTTGAGCACATTCACAGTCCTGCCGACCAAGTCAACAGCTGGTTAGCTCTCGTGAAGACAGAGGAGCACCTCATCAATCGCTCGGCGGCATTCTCGCT